CTCAAAGGAAGGAAAGATTATGATCTACAGCGAAATTAATTCTATGCTTTGGATTAATTTTAATCTTGTTGCGTAAATTTTGAGTGTTGAAGTGTAAAACTCAAATTTAACAATGGACAATCAACGGACAACGTTTTATAACAGACAATTTGATACAGGACGATAATAATGTATCATCTTAAGGATTATCACCACAATTGAAAAACAATGCAAGTAACGAAAATGATCGAAACTGCTGCGACTTTCAAAAGCAAACAATTCGATGAAGACTTAAGAAAATTACAATCTGGCTGCTGTGTTTCAGTAGACGGATTCGATTTTTATTTTTTTTCATCATGGACACCATCTTTACGCACTGTTCCGCGTAAAGATAAGAAATCAGGGAACAAAAACAAACAAAAGAAACAATACAAACCTAAAGAACCAATTGCGATTTTCGACTTAGAAGATTTGGATGAGATTTTGGCTAATGACATTTATAATTATCAACGAGATATTATGAATGATGTTAGTCGAAGTCTTAAACCAGAAATTCGACGTCAAAGAATTGCAAGAACGTTCCAACGAAGTTTGGATTGGTACAAAGAAACGCCTAAAAAGGATTACGACAAGGTAACGGCATTGGACCGTGGCAAGTGTTTACGAGATATTTTTTCTCGTGAACATCTTGACACTGTTCTGGAATTTGATTATGTAAAATTTGTATGTGACCATTTAGATTCACGATTTTCTTATGAATACTATCCTCCAAGTGAGGATATGTTTTTAGAAGATTATATCGTGACTTTAACGGTTGCATATGAAAATGAAGTTATTGAGCTTTTTGAAATTCATCAAACTCTTGAAACTGCCCTTAACACGGCAGCTTATGAGATGATAGAAGCTCTTAACTTTAAATTTTACAGCTTTAGAGAACTACTAAAGCGGTTTGCACCTCTACTTTTATGTGGAGATGTTGAACTTAATCCTGGACCAGAACACAATGGCAATACCAAACGTGATTCAAAACGGCATGGCAAAAAAGTGGATCCAGTCGAAAGACTGGAGAAGCTATCACAACGGACCGATCAAATCGGAGTGGAAGCAAAATTCGATAAGAAAAAGTTGGTTAAATCAAAACGACAAAATGCGG